TATGCAGTTAAAGGAGATTGGGTATTAACTGACGATGATTGTGTTGTCCAAATCTTGTTTAGAGGCGTAATTAAGACGATTACAGGTAAAAAAGTAGAATATGTTCGTACAATATGCGGTTCTTATGTGTGTGATGATAGTAATCACATGATTGGAGAGATACCAGATAACATTTATACTTTCTCTGGAAAATCAGAAAATGAAAGATTTAAGTATAAGAAAGATGTAACTGGTAGAGAAATCCTTTTTGCAAGGTATATCGTTAAAGGAGAGGACTCTGTTGATGCATATCTAAAGAGTTATCCTACAACTAACCAAAAATATGCAGAAATGAAAAGTAAAAAACTTTTAAAAACCGAGAGGATTCAAAATATGATAGATGAAGAAATTAAGAAAGCGTTAGATTCTGAGGGAGTTTCTCCTGCTTATCTTATAAGAGCTGCTAAGACAGTTGTAGAAAATTGCAGTAAAGATAGTGACAGGATGAGAGGGATTGAATTTTTATCAAAAGTATCTAGATTGCTGGATAATGACAACAAAAAACAAGAATTAACTATATTTCAAGGATTTTCAAATGAACAAATTGAGCAAATCAAAAAAGGAACAATCGAGCATAAAGACACAAAAATCATCGCACACGCAGAAAAGTAAGGATAAAAAGCTTGACTTATGTCCAGTCTGTGATGTAAATTTATATTGCAACGAAGAATACACAAATAGATGTGGAATCGTTGATGATGATGGGACAATAATTGGATGGATGTGTCCTAAGTGTAGAACAGAATTTGATTTAAGTAACAGACCATCCAAAATTATAGAAGATAATTATATGAGAGGAGAAGCGTAAAGTGGCTAGGAGAAGGAATTTTTTACAAGGAATGGGACCATTTGGAGGTAGAGGAGGTGGACAAGGTGGTTCTGGTTATGATGGAGATTTTATAGGAGGAGGTCAACCCTATACACCTAATCCAGGATTTGGAGGTCCATCGCAATATGGTCCATCAACTCCAGGTTACGGAGAATTTGGTGCTCCTGGAGACCCAAACATGAATCCAATGCAAAATATGTGGAGTGATTACATGAATTGGGCAGAAGGAATATATTCTGGATGGGGTGATGCATATGACACTCCATGGGCAGATATTCAATCTGATATTGGATATTTACAAGATTGGGTTGGAGGATATGGTGCTCCTAATTTACATTCTTCCTTATCGACAAATCCTTGGGGTGGAGGACAAGGTTTATTTGACATGCAAATGAACCATTGGTTTACACCTGGATTACAGAACTACTGGGACTCTCATAATTACAATCCTTTAGCAAGATGGTCTCAAGTTGGTGGGCAAAATTTACAGAATCCTATGCTCTACAGAGCAAACCCTCAATCATATGCAACAGTAGGTTCTGAATGGGCTAATCCTTTTTATGCAAATAATCCTAATATGGACGCAGGGGATTTACCTGGAGCATTTATTGGAGGTCAACTTGCCACTGGAGGTAATATGGGGATGAGAGATTTAATAAGTGCAGGTCTTCCATCTTTCATGAGTGAAGGATTTGATTCAGTTAATTTTGGTCCTGGAGCTAATTACTTATGGGATAGAGGGGAAATGCCTACTTGGGATATGCCAGAATTTTTAGACCCTTATGCAACTAACCCAGGTGGTAGTTTCAACCAATATCTTAATCAAGGGGATATGTGGTCTGGAATGAGTGATTTATTATATGGAGCAAGTGGAAATCCAACTGATATATGGTCTAGACCAGAAGGTTGGAGTGATTTATTAGGAGATTGGGGATATGGAACAGGTCAACACAATTACTCTAATATGGCTAATTGGAGTGTCGATTGGGATGCAATACAAGATTCTCTATCTAATAGAAGAGGTGGTAGAAATAATATAGGTACATTAAGTAATTACGCAATGGGAGTATAATATGTCAAAAGCATACAAAGGAACAGTTTTAGATGAGATGTCATTATTTGCAGAAGAATTAGTATCTATTTCTGGACAAAATGATTTAATTAAACAAGTGCATGAGAGTATGTCACTTATCAACACACCTTCTTTACCAGAAGATATTTTACATGATTTAGCTCAAAGTAATCCTCCAATGCAAAGAAGAGGAAATCCGACAGGGGTATCGAGACCTATTGATGGAATGATGTCAAATCCAGGAATAGCACAGTCTCAATCAAGATTCCCTAATCAAGAATCAAATATGCAACAAGTAATGTCTCCATCTGCAAGTCAAAGAGTTGTTGGAAATAAAACTCAAATTGCATCAAACCCTCAAGAAAACTTAGGAATGGGATATCAAACACAACAAAATAACTCTCAAAGAACAAATCAACAGTCTCCAGCAGGAAGAGAAAGACCTACATTAAACTATAGAAAAGGACAATTTAGGGATACAAGGTTAGATAACTTTAGAACTCCACCATCTGGAACTCGTAGAATGGGAGGAACAAGGAGACCACCTACATCTTCTGGTGGTAGATATTAGTAATGTCTTTGCCGATAGGGGAATTATTATTAAAGTTAGGATACATCAATAAAACCCAACTCAAGAAAGCATTATCAAAACAATCCGAAAAAAGAATACTTCGTAACGAAAATGTGCAATTAGGCAAAATACTACTTGAAATGGAAATAGTAAGTGTCGATGATATTGCAGAAGCCTTAACAGAACAATCAAGTCAAGAAATAAAGAAGGAGAAACCAATGTCAACAGAAATAGGGGAATCTAGTAAATTTACTTTTGATTTAAAATTTCTAGTAACTATAGGAGCAGTCATTGTTTCTGGTTGTGGAATTTACTTTACAATGAATAGTGCTATAGATGAGTTAAAATCAGCAAATAGTCCTAGTAGATTAGAATATGATGTCTTACAAAATGAGATAACAAGTATTAAAAGTAAAGGGAATTTAGATATAATTACTTATAAATTAGAAGAATATGATGAAACATTTGCTGAAATAAAAGAACTTGTTAATAATTTAAAACCATTAAAATCTGATTTAGATTATATTAAATCAGAACTTGAAAAATTAAAGAATGTAGAAATAGATATACCAGAAATTGATTTATCTGGATTAGAGAATTCTATTAATGCATTGAGTGGTAGCTTAGATAATATAGAAAATAAATTAATAGATTATGAAGAGAGATTAAAAGAGGTTGAAAAAAGTAGTGGTGGGAGATTCTGAATGAGCTCAGATGATTTAATATTAAAAAGATTATTAGAAGAAGCATCTGTTAAATGGGGTAAAGATATACCTTTCATCCTTGAAACAATAGGGAAAATTGCTAGTGTAGAATCTAATGGAGACCCAAATGCAGTTGGATTGACAAATGTTAATGACCCATCTGGTACAAGAGATTTAGGGTTATTTCAATTTACTGAAGGTAAAGATGGAACATTAGATAATAGAGCTGGTGTTGCAAGAAATAGAACTGAGGAAATAATGGAGTTATTTGAAATGAATACCCCTTCATGGATAGAAGATTTTCATTTAAGCAATTATGATGCCACAACATTATCTCCTACTCAGCAAACAATATTGTATTTAGGAGATTTATTAAATAAACCTAATAATCCAGGATATGTCAAGGCTAGCATGGATTGGATAAGACAAGGAAATAAAGCAGAGACTAATGAAGATGTTAAAAAATTATGGATTGAACATCATAAAGGAGTTAATCCAAATGACCCAAATTCATATGGAGCATACCAAGATGCTGATTTTGCTTTTGATAATCAACTTCACAATAAAACTTTTGAAGGATATGTTTCTCCTATATTAAATGATTTAGAAGGAATGATTTCATCTTTTAATGGAACAACAAATTTAGATATATATACAGGAACATATGATTTGACTCTTGATGAATTTCCAATAGTAGAATATCAAGAGGTTGATGAGCATGGAAAAGCATGGGATATGGAAGCGAATATATTAACTGAGTACGCAACCCTTTATGATACAGCAGAACATGAAACAGGAAATCTTTATATACTATATCCAACAATGTATGGTGGTTCTGTATTAGAAGACCCTTATGGAGATGCTGTTAATGAGGGTTTGCATTTTGGTGTATATAATTCAATAGAGGAATTGGAGCAAGCAGATGAAGACATACATAATTGGTTTAATTATTTAAATAATACAACATATTAATAGGAGATAATGTAATGATGTATGAAAGATTGGTTAGAAGTTTTTTATATTTGGCGACAATTAGTAGTTTGGTTTTTAGTAACTTTTTGGATAATGCGACTATGTACGGCTCTGTATCAATGTCTACTCCATATATAAATGGAAACAACTCTATTGAAGATGACTATAAATATAACTTTGGAATAAGAAAGATTGCTTTATTTCCTTATCAAAATAGAGATTCATTTTATGATGGAGAAGAGGAAGAGTTAAGTGACAATGCTTTATTTGGAGCAGTAGAAGGATTAGAATACTTGTTTTCCATTAGTTCTATTAGAAATCAAGGACATGAATTTACTGACCACAACTATTGGATTAAATGGTCTAATAAACATTTTGCTACAAAAATATCATATGTTGACAAACAAAGTCGTGATTTGCAATTTACATCTGTTGATTTTAGATATCGTTTAAAAATAAAGAATTTAAATTTAACATTAGGAACATCTATAAAAGGACATCCTATATATGGGCATCCTGCTATATTAGATTATGAAGGTGTGTGGTGGGAGTTAGCATATGAATATGGATTTATAGATTACATGGTTCCTTTGCATGATTTGAATGACAATGGAATTATAGATGATTATTATTTATGGATAGAAACAGACCCTGTAACAGAAGAAGGTTATTGGATTTATTATTATGAAGGAATTAATTATTATTGGGAAAATCCAGATGGAGAATATATAGCTGGAAGTGATGAGGAATTTTATGAATATCATTACCCTCATGTTGTTCATATGTACAATGAAGATAATAAAACAAAAGATTGGCAAGCAGAATTATCTATTATGGTTGGATTAGATTTTTATATGGGTAATGAAAATTATTATTCACATATTTGGATTAATGTTTTTCCAGAATCTGTAGGATTAACAGATAAAGCATTTGAGCAAGAAGATATACAATATGATTTTGGAGTTCTATTGGGTACTAATATAACTGAGCGTGTTGGAATATTTGTAGAAGGAAAGCAACAGTCTTATTATGGAAAAGAGGAATATAATATTAGTACAGGATTAAATTGGAAATTTTAGAATTCATACAGGAGTCGCTAGCTTTTATAGCAGGATTCTTAACAACCTTCTGTTTAGGTTATATTTTACTAAAAGGGGATAAATAATGAAAATATGGTTAGCAAAAGTTCTTGCAAAGAAACTTATTAAAACAATTGAATATAAAATTAATCTCAATAAGATAGATAAATATGTTCATAAACCAAATGAATTAGATAGACAAATGAAACAAATACAAAAAAATCAATCTAAGATTTTACATAATCAAGAAAATATTGAAAAAGATTTGGCGATATTAGGAAGAGATTCACATCCACCTATATTTACTAAATCTAAGATGAATAAGATAGAAAAAAGATTAAGGAAGTTAGAAAAAAATGTATAGAGGTGTTGCGGCTAAAGGAGGAATGGGAGTTAAATCTAACGGCCTTCCAAATACTCAGAAAGTTCTAATGAATTCAGAAACTAGATGGTGCAGAACATATGCAACATTAACAACTAGTAAAGCAATAACAGGAACTGAAATATATAATACTCAGCAAGTAGATAAAACATGGGCATTCTGGATAAAAGGAACTAGTTTTGTATTTGGACTTCATGATGGAAATGATGCTCCAGGTTGGTGTATAGATGCAGGTCTTACTCATGCTTCAAAAGTAACTTTCACATTCAATGTTGATGGAGGGAATGTATCAGCTAGTACAGATGCAGATTCATATGTAACAGATGCTTGGACTCATTGGGTTGTTACTGTAGATGACAATGGTTCTAATCAAATAACTGTTAAATTTTATAAAAATGCTGTTTTAATTAAAACCGTCAATCAAGCATACTCATCATCAACAATGTCAGTCAGTAGTGATTCTGGAAGATTTTGTATAGGAGCACAAGGAGAATATGTAAATCCAAGTACAAAAGAAAGAACTCTTTGCGTAGATTTAGGGAGGGCTGATTGTGATATAGCAGAATTATGTTATTGGAGAAATACAGTTTTGGATGGGTCTAATATAGCGGCTATATATACAGGAAATACATTAAAACCTAAAGTTGGAGCAGAATCTCCCTGTCCTCTTGATGAAGATTTTGGAAATTATGATGAGTCTTCAAGTTTAACGGCTCAATGGAGATTTGGAGATTTGCATAGAATTTTGGACGAAACTAGTGGAAAGGTTTCATTAAAAGGGTTTTATCCAGATGGTTGGATATTTGAAAACATTATAAATGGAACAGATACAATTCGCATTGATGATGACTTTGGGACTCTAGGAGATTGGGTTGATAGAAAGGATACTGGGCAAATAATTCAATATGGAGGAAAAGCAAGGAAAAAAGGAACATCTTTAAATAGTGTGTCTAAGGGAACTTTAGGAGACGCAGATAGATTGATTTATGCTTTAAATAATTGCTTTTCAACACATGACAGGAATTATTATATAAGATTAACTCTTGGAGGTAGGACTGATAATGATGCTCTTGCTCCTAGTGGAAGTATGAGTGGATTAGTTTTTAGTTTATCTGGAGCAACTTACACCGTATTACCTTTAACTTCTATTAAAGGAACAACTGCAAAAGATTTGGCAGCTATAGAGAAAAATAATGAAGATGCTCCAAATGACTATAGAGAAGAAAAATTTGAAGCAATATTCGCAAAGTTTGGACTATATGGGAGTACAGTGAATGCAGATGATATAGATGGGTTTGGAATTGGAATTCTTACAGGAGATTCTATAACTGTAAAATTACAGAACCTTCTTGTCGCTGAGTTAAGAGTTGACGACCTTATATCAGTAACCGAAATAGATGTTTATTATGAAGCAGGAAAAAATATAAGTGGGTTAAATTAATATGCACACACCAGAACATTCATTTGAAAGAGTACTATCTATTTTATATCCAGATGAATATACTGAATTTTCTGATTATTTAATTGATGAAAAAAATTGGAGTCACGAAGATTATAATACAGTATTTGGAAAATCTAGTATTAAAGGGAATGTTCCATCAGTAGATGTATTGACATGGTTAAATTCCGTAGCAGGTAATCCATACTGGAAAGTTGATATGGGGGAAGGTAGAGCTGACTATAAACATTATATTGATACTACAGATACAGTTCAAGTATATTTAGATGACTTATTTAAGGATGTCATATCTGAGTTGCCTCATGGAATACAGATGCAAGGTCAAACAAATGAAGAAATAATTGATATTTTTTCTAAGCAGAAGGCTATGGAAGATGCTTTAAGTGGAGAGAGTATAAAGATGGGTGGAAAAGTATTAAGTAATAGAGATATATCTTATGCATTGCCTTGGGGATTAGAAGCAGAAGCTCATGGATATGGACCTCTAAATAGAACTGGAGGACAAGCATTGGTTGATAGCATTTTGCAAGTATCTTCTAATCCAGAATATGAATTTACAAGTGAAGATAAAGAAGATTTTTTAGAAAGAATATTGGATGAGATGGATTCAGTTAAAGATAATGTCTTAACTAATTGGAGAAAATAGTATTGGCTAATTTAAATTTAAATGGAAATGTAAGTAAAAACGAAGAAATTCTACACATGGCATATAATGACTTAATTAAATTTGGTCAACTATTTTGCCCCTCTGATTTCTTAGCAACTAAATCTCCACCTTTCCATTATGATGTTGGAAAACTTTTAATTGATAGAGATATACATCAACTTGCAATGGTATTACCTCGTGACCATGCTAAGTCAACACTAGCTGCTTGTGGGATATTACATAGATTTTTATTTGCAACCAAAGAGAAGCCTGAATTTATTGCTTGGGTTGGAGAAGCACAAGACCAAGCAGTAGATAATCTTAGATGGATACAATCACATATAGAATCTAATCCTTCTATACATTATTATTTTGGAGATTTAGAGGGAAGTAAATGGACTAAGGCAGAAATAGTTTTGAAGAATGGTTGTCGTATGATAGCAAAAGGAACATCTCAAAGACTTAGAGGTAAAAAAGAATTGTCTACTCGTTATACTGGAATTGTATTAGATGACTTTGAATCAGAAACAAATACTAAGACTGCTGAATCTAGAATGCAAATAAAAAATTGGGTAACATCAGCAGTATATCCAGCGATTGATTTTGATAAAGGTGGATTTCTATGGTGTAATGGGACTATAATACATTATGATTCTTTTTTAAATAATATAGTTGATTCATATAGAGATGCTGAGAAAAGTGGAGAATCATATAGTTGGGAAGTTTATACAAAGAAAGTTATAGAAAATGAAAAACCAATATGGCCTTCAAGATGGCCATTATCCAAGATAGAACAAAGAAGACAGTTTTATATTGATAGTGGTACTCCATCTAAATTCTATCAAGAGTATATGAATGAAGCACGCTCTCCAGATGAAATTATATTTAGTGAAGAAGATATAAAGAAAGGATATTATAGTGGAAATGTTAGATTCGATAATGAAGAAGGTAGTTGGGTTTTGTCTACTGATGACGGAAAAAATGAATTGGTTAATCTATACATTGGTGTTGACCCCGCTTCTTCTCTTGGTACTAGGAGTGACTTTTCTGTTATTATGGTTATTGGAGTTACTGAAAAACACGATTATTATATTATTGACTACTGGAGACAAAGAGTCTTACCAATGGACTGTGCTGAACAAATATTTAAGACATACAAACAATATGAACCTATTAGAAGAATAAATATAGAGACAATTACCTATCAAGAAATGTTGAGAGACTATGTTAATAGACGCTCAAAAGATGAAGGAATATTTCTTCCAGGTATTAATATGGGTATAAAAAATTATGGAAATAAAAAGAAAAAAGATAGATTGTTTGAGGGATTACAACCTTTATTTAAAGCAGGTGCAGTACACATTAAAAAAAGTATGCATGAATTAATTTCTGAGTTAATTGATTTTCCAAAAGGTTCACATGATGATACTATTGATGCATTTTGGTTAGCAACTCAATATACACAAGGAAATCAAAAATATAAATTTAGGTCTAAAAACAAAGAAGAAAAAGTTGGAAAAGCGAAAAGAAGGATATTTAACTGGTTAACTGGAGCAAGAATTTAATATTGACTTTGTCAATACTTTATACTTAACTTACATGAATGGCTAAAATAGAAATAGATATAAGAGCAAAAAGAATACAAGAAACCTTTAAAAGATTCTCCGATGCTAGAACAAATTGGGATAATCAAGCAAGAGAAGATTTAGATTTTTATTTAGGTAATCACTATACTACTCAAGAAGCAAGTGAATTACAATCTAGAAGTCAAGCAGATATTGTCATAGATAGAATATATCCAGCAATAGAACAATTGAAATCTATCTTAACTGCTAGACCTCCAAAGTTTTCAGTTGTTGCAAGGGAGGATTCTGACAATAAAGTATCTGAAGTGTGGAAACATATATTAGAATATATATGGGATATATCTGATGGCAATGAATCTTTCAAACAAGTTGTTCATGATTATGCTATTACAGGATTAGGATACTTATATGCTTACTTAGATAGAGAAGCAGATTTTGGAAGAGGAGAAATAAAGTTTCAACCAGTATCTCCATTTAGAGTATATGTAGACCCAAATTCTAGGAATAAATGGTTTGATGATGCATCTGAAATATTTGTATCAACTATATTAACAGAAGACCAAATAATAAATTTATATCCAAAATTAAATGAACCTATACCAGAAGAGCCAGAAAAGAGATTAATAGATAAGGTAGAAGATAATTTTTATAAAGATGAAGATTTTCCATCATCTACTCAATCAGTAAAGAAAAATACTTTTACTCCAAGTGAGGTAAAAGATTATGATTGGGGCAAACAAGGTTCTACCAAATATAGATTAATAGAACAATTCTCAAAAGTTAAAGTTCCTTATTATCGTGTTGTTATGGTTATGCCTCCACAAGAAGAAGGTCAGCAACCTCAAATACAACAAAGAGTAATGAGACCACAAGAATTTGAACAATTTGTTAAAGACCCACAAATAGCAGAATTATCTAAGCTAGGAAGAGTTGATGTAGAAGAAATAATGCAAACAAGAATTAAAGTTACTTGTGCATTAGGGCAAATGGTTTTATATGAAAACATACTTGATACAAATAAATATCCAATAGTACCATTTCCAAATGTTTGGACGAATACTCCTTACCCAATAGGAGATGTTGCAAAAGTTAAAGATGTACAAAAATTTATTAATAAAATGTTTTCATTAATTATATCTCATGCACAAACAAGTGCTGGATTAAAATTACTTGTACCACAAGGTAGCATTCCAGATATGGAACAATTAGAAAAAGATTGGGCTAATCCTAATGCTACAATAGAATATGATGCCTCTATGGGAGAGCCTCATTTTCCACAACCACAACCATTGCCAACATCTTTCTATACTTTAATGCAACAAGGAGAGCATTATATAGATTTAAATCTTGGTATATTTGAAATGCAACAGGGTAATCCAGATGCAGCACCGAAAACATCTTCTGGAACTATGATGATGGAGGATTTTGGGCAAAGAAGAAGTAAATCAAAATTAAGAGATATTGAAGGCTCTTTAAAAAGATTAGGTCAAGTTATACACAGTTTAGCAAAAACTCATTACAATTTTGAAAAGAAAATAAGAATAGTGCAACCTAATAATGATTTAACTGAGTATACTATAAACAGAAGACTAGTTGATGACAAGACTGGAACATTACAAGGAATTGAAAATGATATTACATCTGGACAATTTGATGTAAGAGTAATTGGAAATTCAACATTACCATCAAATAGATATGGAGAATTAGATGTATATATGATGGCTTATCAATCTGGATTAATAGATAGAACTGAAGTATTAAAGAAAACAGATATATTTGATAAAGAAGGTGTAATGCAAAGAATTGATTTAGTGCAACAATTACAACAACAAGTTGAACAACAAACTAAAGTTATAAAAGAATTAGAAGGAGATTTACAAACAGCTAGAAGAGAAGCAGTATCTGCTAGACAGAGAACTGAAGTAGAAAAATTCAAAGGTACAATGCAAGAAGAGAAAAACAAAGAAAAAGAGCGTACTTTAAAATCTTTATCTAAACTAGAAACAGCAGTCAACCTCGCTTCAGAGAAATCACGAATGGAATTACAAAGTGGTCTGACTCAAGAGAACGAAGTAGAGGAATTGCAATAAGAGGAGAAAATGATGAATAATCAGAATCCAAACAATCCTACATCAGTAGAGAAACAAAACGCACAATCGCCAACTGGAAATCCAAGAGCAACAGGGAATTCTGCACAAAGAGTTAACCCAAATGCTGGACAATCACAAGGTGGTGCAAACAACCAACAGAGGAATCAAGCAGATTTCGAACAACAAGCAAAGTATTTTCAATCGGAAAAAGACAAGGCATTTGCTGAAGCTAGAAAAGCGAAAGAAGAACTAGGCAAAGTTCGTAATCTATTACAGAGACCAGAAGTTGAGAACGCAATAAGAGGTGCTTTAAAAGGAGAAAAACCAAAGGAAAAAGAACAAGTTAATCTTAGACCAGAGGAATATGACCCTTGGGCATCAATGAT